GGATGAGATTGCAGCAATAGAAGAGCAACTCAAAAAGAAAAAAGCAGAGGGTGATGATATAAGCTCTCGTGTGATACCAGAATTACTTGCAGAGCAAGGACTATCAGAAATTAAATTAGCTGATGGATCTAAAGTATCTGTAAAAAAAGAATTTAGGTGCACTCTTCCAAAAGATGAAGCGAAGAGACAAGCAGCCTATAACTGGCTTCGTGATCAAGGGTTAGGAGATATTATTAAAAACAATGTCTTTGTAACTTTTGGTAAAGGAGAAGATGACAAGGCGAAACAATTGTTGGACCTTGCAGCAGAGAATGGGTATGAGCCACAACAGAAATCTGATGTAGCTTGGATGACATTAACTGCTCTATTCAGAGAGCGTATCGAGTCCGGGCTCGATATGCCATCTGATGTCTTTAGTACGTGGATTAAAGACAAAACTAAAATCACTCGGAAATAATGGAGAAACAATAATGAGTAATGAAGTAATGAAAAAAGACTCTGGATCACTTGCCTTGTTTGGTG